GACAAGCGGCGAGTGGCTGACGCGAAGGATGACCTGGCTCGAGCCCGGGCCCGACACAAGGGTGTGGCGGCGGCCGAGAAGCGCCTGGAGGCTGCGAAGAAGGAGCTGAAGGCGGCGGAAATCGCGCTGGCCAACGCCAAGCGGAGTGCGAAGACGTCGATCTCCAACATGATCGCAACGGGCCTGGTGAAGACGTTGTCGACTGGCACCTCGTCGGCGATCGCCTCTGCGATCAAGTCCCTCGCCACGAAGTTGCTCAACGCGGGCTACACCAAGACCGCCAAGAGCGTCATGAAGAAGGGCACCCGGCTGGAGAGGCTCGCCGACAAGCGGGCCTCGATCCAGTCGAAGATCGCGGCAGCCAACCAGTACGCCAGCGATCAGGCGTCGAACATCCGCGACTTCCTGTCCATCAGCGGGACCTCCGCGACCAGCGTCGGCGACCTCATCTCCCAGATGGGCAGCCAGCAGAAGACCGCCTCTGGCTTCGTGGCCCTCACGAAGAAGCTGAAGGCGCGCGGCGCGTCCAAGGCGCTGTTGGCGCAGCTCGCTGAGGCCGGGCCGGGCAGCCAGCTCGCGACCATCCTCGGCGGCAAGGACGTCAAGACGCAGGACATCGCTAAGCTGAACAGCTTGGTCAAGTCTGGGGGCAAGCTCGCGACGTCCTTCGGCAAGGACATGGCCGACCTTATGTACGACAGCGGCAAGAACGCCGGGAAGGGTTTCCTGGCTGGCCTGAAGGCGCAGGAGAAGGCGCTCGGCAAGCAGATGGCGAAACTCGCCGCGGACCTGGTCAAGCAGATCAAGAAGGCTCTCAAGATCAAGTCGCCGTCGGTCGTGTTCCGCGACGAGGTAGGCAAGCAAGTTGTCCTCGGCATGGCGCACGGCATCGACATGCACGGCCACCTCGTCACCGGCGCAGCTCAGCGGCTCGCCGACGCATCGACCGGCGTGTCCATGCGCCGCCGCTACATTCCGACCGCAGCAGGTAAGAGCGCAGGACAGAACGAGGTCTGGGAGCGCCTGGCCGCCGTCATGGAGCAGCAGGCCGGCCAGCCGCAGCAGCTGACGGGACAGCTGGTCCTCGACTCCGGCGAGCTGCTCGGGGTCATCAAGGGCACTGTCCGGCCGATGATCCGGGAGTCCGAGCGAGGGCAGGCCTACCGGGCCAAGGTTGGGAGGCGGGCCGGGTGACAATCTCGTTCGGGTCCGCAGGTGCCCAGGCGACCCACACCGACACGGTGACGCCCACTGTGGTGGGCGCCACCGGGGACCTGGCAATTCTCCAGGTCGTCTCCGGGCATCCGAACGACTCGGTGCCGTCGACCCCGTCGGGGTGGACACTGGTCGGCTCCTTTTCGGGTGGCGGCGGCACATTCGGGGCGTCCGCCGGGCCCAGGCGCCTGACCTGGTTCGCTCGCGTGCTCACCGGCGGGGACTCCAACCCCACCACTGCGATCCCGTCGGGGGGTACCGGATCTGTCATCGCCGGGCGGGTCTTCAACCTGACCAGGACCGCCGGCACCGGCTGGCGGTGGGCGGCGACGATCGGCGAGGACACCACGTCCGGCACCGGTTTCTCGGTGGTGTGCGCGACCGCACTGACCTTCAAGACCGGCGACTTCGCCATCCTCGGCTACGGTGTCGCATCCAATGCCGACTCCTACACCGCCGAGACGATCACGGCGACCGGGATCACCTTCGGCACCGTCACTGAGCGCGCGGACGCGGCGGTTGCGACGGGCAACGGCGAGTCGATGGCCATCGCCACCTGCTCGGTGTCGGCCGGGTCAGGCACGCAGGCCCCGACCGTGGCCGCAACCCTTGCCGCAGCCTCCACCGGGGTCGCCGGCGTGCTGCGCGTCCGCGAGGCCAGCAGCGTCGTCAGCGTCACCGCCCAGAGCGTGTTCCCCCCGCGTAACTTGGTGGCCGCGACGAGTCTTACCGGCGACGACATCGTCACCGTCACTCTCTACCGGCAGGTCGGCACCGACCTCACCCCTGTCCGTGCAGCCAGCGGAGTAGACGTCACCGGGCAGGCTTCGCTCCTGCGGGTCGACGCCGAGCAGCCGTTCGGTATCAGCGTCACCTACGCCGCCTACCTGACTGACGTCAACGGCGCCCAGTGGGTCGCCTACTCCGGGGCGATCACGTCCACCGTCGCCGCGGACGTCGTCTCGGACGCTGTGCGAGGCGTCGGCGCCGCAGTGAAGATCGAGGCACCGCTGGAGAAGAAACGCGAGAGGGACGCCACAAGCTTCAACGTCGGCGGGCGGATCGTCGTCGTCGGCCGGCCCCGCTCCGCCCCCTCGTCGACCATCACCGTGCGCACCGAGACCGACGAGGACGGCGACGACCTCAACGACGTCCTCGACAACGCCACCGAAGGCGTCATCCTGATTCGCAAGCAAACGAGCCTGCCCCGCCTGGACGGCACCTACGTGCTCCTCAGCGACACCGAAAGCCCCAACTGGTACGACACATTCCGCTGGTTCCAGATGGACACCGTCAAGGCCGAGGCGTGGCCGGACACCATGGAAGCGGCCGGCTTCACCCTCCAGGACGTCGCGAACAACTTCTCCACCCTTGCCGACCTCGCCGCAACGTTCAGCAGCCTGCTGGCGATCGCGCTCTACGACTTCGGGTGACGCCATGCTCGACATGTCCGCTGTGGCGCTGAGCGTCGTACAGCGCAGCTACACCATGCAGGTCCGCGCCGAATCCTGGCGCGACGGGGAGCTGCTCGCCGCCGACATCCCCGTCGCTGACGGCAGCGAAGACCGCGACCGCTCCCTCAGCGTCCCCGAACGCATCAGCCTGACCGTGCCGCGCAAGGATCGCGGCTTCGACTGGGACCCCGGAGCCGACGCCAGCCATCCACTCGCCGCCTACGGGCAGCAGCTGCACATCTCCTACGGCGTCGACATCGGCGGCGACTTCGAATGGATCGACCGCGGATGGTTCGTCATCACGGACACCGCGACCGACGGCGACACCGTCACCGTGACCACCCAGGGGCTGCTCACTCTCATCGACGAGGCGAAGCTGGTCGCTCCGTTTCAGCCGAGCGGCACGCTGGTCTCGACGATCCGCAGCCTTGTCGAGCCGGCGCTGACAGCGAGTTTCGACGGAACCCTCGTCGACCGGGCGGTGCCCGTCGGCATGCAGTGGGACAGCGACCGGCTCGCCGGCCTGACCGAGGTCCTCGACGCGTGGGCCGCGGACGCCTACGTGACGGCGGACGGCTCCCTGTTCGTCGAGCCGGTCACGGACAACGGCAGCCCGGTGCTGTCCCTGACCGACGGCCTCGGCGGCACCGTGATGCGCTGGCAGGGCTCAAGCAGCAGGGACGGCGCCTTCAACTGCGTGGTCGCACAAGGCGAGGACTCTGCCGGCAACCAGATCCAGGGCGTCGCCTACGACACTGATTCCGGCTCACCGTTCATGTACGGCGGCCCGTTCAACCCGCTCCCGGTGCCCTACGTCTTCAGCTCTCCGCTGATGACGACGGTCGACCAGTGCCGCAAGGGCGCTGCGGCCAAGCTGCTGCAGCTACGCCGGACCGCCTCACGCCGACTGGGGGTAGCCATGGTCCCGCACCCGGGCCTGATGACCGGTGACATCATCTCCGCCACCGGCGCCGGCCTGACCGCCGCGCCGTGCGTGATCGAGTCGCTGTCGCTGCCGTACTCGCCGGGCGAAATGAGTCTCACGGTGAGGGTGCTCTGATGGCGGACTTCGCGGACACCCGGGTCTCGCTGGCTGGGCAGGGCGCGCTCCTCGGCACCGCGGCGACCGCGTCGGCGAGCGGTGCCTGTCTGGCCGACGTGGGCGGCATTCGAGTCACCGTCCGCGTGCCCGCAGGCCTGACCGTGGCAGCGCAGCAGAACCTGCTCATCCTGCGCCGGGGCTCCACCTACTGGGCGATCCAGACACTGACGGCCGCGCCCGCTGTGCCACCTACGCCGCCGCCACCGGCCGAAACGCCGCCGACGAGCGATCCGGCGCCGGTGCCGAAGCCGACGGTGACCACCGGCTCGCTGGTGTGTTCACCGGTCGCCACTTCGACGTGGCGGGACGGGCACTGGCGCACCGACATCGGCTCATCGACGAGCGCAGACACCTTCCAGGGTCGATACAGCGGCAGCTCGTTCGGCCGCAACTCAGGCTTCGCGTTCTACGGCAGCAAGCCAAGGTCGATCGCCGGAGCGACGGTCACTAAGGCCACCGTGAAGCTGCGACGCCTCACCTCCGGCGACTACGGGAAACGCTCGCCCACGATGCGTCTGGTCTCCCAGTCCACCCGGCCATCCAGCTTCCCCACGCTCAACGAGTCGACCTCTGGCCCCGCCCTCGGCGTAATCAACCATGTGTCGCCGTGGGAAACCACCTTCACTCTCCCCACCTCCTGGGGCCAGGCCATGGTCGACGGCACCCGCGGGGGCCTCTGCATCACCGTCAGCTCCGACGACCCGTACATCCGACTCGCAGGCCGCAGTTCTTGGTCCGCTGCGTGGACCCTGACGCTCTACTGGAGGCGCAGCTCATGACCCAGCAGACGTCCAACGGGATCTCCTACCCGGAGAGCACCGACCACGCCCGCATCTGGGAACACATGCAGACGATGGCCTCGTCCATCGACCCGCAGCTGAACGCAGGCAACCGGCAGATCTTCACCGCATCTGGGACCTGGACGAAACCGACCGGCGCCAAGTGGGTGCAGGTCCGGGTCATCGGCGGAGGCGCAGGCGGAGGCGGCGTCCCCACCGGCACCAGCGGCCAGGGCGCATCCGGGTCAGGCGGCGGGGGAGGCGGCTACGCCGAATCCGTCATCGCCGCATCGTCCCTCGGTAGCACCGTCGCGGTCACAGTCGGCACCGGCGGAGCCGGCGGCGCCGCAGGAGCCAACGACGGAACCGCAGGCAACCAATCCTCGTTCGGGGCGCTGGTCGTCGCCGCCGGCGGAAGCCAAGGCCTCACCATGGCCCGCACCTCCGGGAACACCATCGTCACCGGTGGCGTCGGCGGCAACGGCCTCACAGGGGACATCCTCATCATCGGCGGTGACGGCGGCAATGGACTGGTCCTGAGCGGCCTGCCGGTCTGCGTTGCCTGGGGTGGCGGCACCGTTCTCGGATCATTCAGGCGCGGCACGGCCAGTCTGTCGGGTGCCGCCGGCACTGGCGGAAAGCTGTACGGCGGCGGCGGGGGTGGCGCCGTGGTCAGCAGTTCGACCAGCAGCTTCGCTGGCGGCTCCGGTGCGGATGGCGTCGTGATCGTCGACACGTACTTCTAGGCCCATGGCAGACGACCCGGAGGCGAGCCCGCCCCCCACCGACCCGCCGCCTCCCTACACGACGCAGCTCCAGGACGGCTCCGTCATCGAGCAGTGGGACGTGCCATCTCGCACCTACCGCCGCTACGACTGCGGTGTCCTCGTCGAAGAGCGGCCCTTCAGCGCCGCGGAGAATGCATCCGCTGACCAGCAGATCGCCGATGAGGCGCGCCGCACCACGCAGGCCGCGCTCCTTGAGCAGGCCCGCACCGACCTCGCCGCGAATCAGGCCTACCTCGACAGCGTGGCGGCCGGCACGGCCACTACCGGCGACGCCGTCACCCAGGTTGCCGCGCTCACCCGCCAAGCGCAGGGCTTCATCCGGCTCACCGTCGGCGCCGACCTGCTCGACCAGCCCACCGGAGGGTGACGTGACCGTCTACGTGTGTTCCCTGTCCGCGACGCCGGACCAGCTGATCCAGCCCAACACGGACACGCTGCTCCTCTTCCCGTTCGACCAGGACCAGATCGACCACCTCTGTATGCACGACCCGCTGCAGCCGGACGGGATCACCGTCGCCAGCGACGACCAGAGGGCCGGGCTGATCTGGCCGTACTGCGACGGCTGGGGCCACCTCACCGCAGAGGTCCAGTGGGAGGCCGGCGCCTACACCGAGCTGCGCGACCTCTTCATGCGCGACCCGCTCGGATTCACCTCCGACCCCATGAACGACACCGCGCGAGACGATCGCGTCCCGTCGGGCGGCTACCAGTACTTCACCAAGCACCACGAACTCTCGGTGTACGTCGGCACCCCGCTCGGCTTCATGGTCCGGCACAACGACAAGGTCGCCCGCAAGGTGCTGTACGCCCAGTTCAAGCTCGCCATCCACCCCTGGTGACCTGAAGCCACCCCACGCCCCGAGCTCAACGGCCGGGGTTTTCGTCATGTCTGGAGCATCCATGCCCGACCTCTGGATGCCGGGGGCGACCCGGCACTCCCTCGGCAACACCGGCCTGATGAGCGGCGGCCCGGCGCGCGCCGTGTGGCACATCACCAGCAATGCGAAGGACTGGACGTTCGCGAACGAGCTGGGCTGGTTCACCGGCGGCGGCGCCTCGGTCGCGCCCCATGTGCTGTGGGACCCGTTCACCGGCGAGATCGCCCAGTTCTTCCCCGCCGACTCCCGCTCCCTGTCGCTGCAGAACGCGGGCGACGTCCGCACCAACCGCACCGGCGTCTACTGCATCCAGATCGAGACCGTGTTCACCGCAGGTGAGACCGTCGGCGGCAAGCGGTACGCCACGGTGCGGGACACCCCCTGCAAGGGCCTGCCTGCCATCATGACCTGGCTGCGATCCCTGGGCATCCCGGACATCTGGCCCGGCGGCCCGCCGACCGCCTTCGTCCGCGACACCGTCACCCTCGACACCTGGCTCCACCAGGGCGGCCACTACGGACACCATCAGATCCCCGGCAACACCCACGTCGACCCGGGACCGATGCCCGACCTCTTCGTGGCCGCGCCCGCCGCACCGAAGCCGCAGGCCAAGCCCAAGGTGTCGCTGGCGCACGTCGTGTACGCGGCGAAGCACGACCCGGCCGCGGCGCAGGGCCACACCAGCTACCGGGCCGAGGTGCTGATCGTCGAGAAGGCGCTCGCCGCGGAGAAGGTCCTCGCCACTCAGTACGTCGACGGGTCCTTCGGCACCAAGACGATCGCCGCGTACTCCGCCTGGCAGCGGCGCCTCGGCTACAGCGGCAGCGCGGCCGACGGCATCCCCGGCAGGACCAGCCTCTCGAAGCTGGGCAGCAAGCACGGCTTCACCATCACCGACTGATCACCCGAACGGAGAACCGTCATGGCCGCTCCCGTCGAGGCGAAGGTGAAGGCGGCGACGTCCGCCACCTTCCT